TATTATCACGCAAACATATCTTGAAGAATATTTTCAACGGGTAAAATTACCAGTTGTTCAATGTGGAACACCCACATTATCAGCACCTAGTGCTCAACGTAACTATGGTGAATTACATCACAAATCTACTGTGCGCTTTATGGATAAAGGGACTTGTAACACTTATGGATCATTTTCTGGTTTCAAAACCAGACATGTGTCAAAAGTTACTAAAACATTGTTTTGTGATGACATGGAAAAGAGAGGATATGAATTAAAACATGGAGCACCCATTATGAAGGGTTGGCAACCATGGCGCATAGCAGCTCTTGATATGGTTAATCCTGTCAATATGATTGACAAAGACATTCTTAACACATGTAAAAAATCATATTTACGAGATATCCTTAATCATTTGCCTAAAGAGGCATTTGAGGAAATTTTCGTATATGATGATTTTACAGCTGTTAATGGCTTTGCTGGATTAAAATATGTCGATGCAGTACCACGTGGAACTAGCGCTGGCAATCCTTGGAAACAATCTAAGAGAGCCTTTTTGAATACTGTTCCAGGTAATGAACAAGCTCCTGATGCTGTCATGCCCACTGATGAAATTATGCAACGTGTGCGTGATATAGAAAAAAAGATATATTGATGGAGAACGTTGTATGCCTAATTTTTGTGCTCATTTAAAGGATGAACCTATTAAATTCGCTAAGATTGAGGAAGGTAAAACACGAGTATTTACTGGAGCTCCTTTTGACTGGAGTCTAGTTGTTCGTAAATACCTTCTTAGTTGTGTTAGGTGTATTCAAAAACATAAATATGTCTTTGAATGTGCACCTGGAACCAACTGTCAAAGTACTGAATGGAATGATATGTATAGGTATCTAACTCATTTCAGTACTGAAAGAATTGTGGCAGGGGATTATAAAGCATATGACAAACGTATGCCACCAAGTATAATTCTAGCCGCATTTGAGATTCTATTCGATATATGTAAACGATCAGGTTATACTGATGATGAATTGAAAATTGTTTGGG